CTAAGGGCCGTAACGCTAATCATAAGGGTTAGTGGTACCTGTTCCAGTCTCCATAAGCCTATCATTTTCAGATCTTACGATCGATCAATGATCAGCGGTAGTGTGGTTAACTACTGTGGCGGAACTAATGATGCTGAGATGGCATCATCAATAACTAGTATGACCTAATTGCTTTCCAACCGGTGAAGCCCTTTTGAGAAGGCTCACACCCTAACCTCAGAGGACATGAGTGCGACGTTATTGATAACCAACATTAAACAAAAATTGTGACAAACAACTTTATGAATAATGCCGGTTTCAAAATGGAACTTAAAAGATGGGTTCGACCTCAAGAGGTTGTTCCGTTCTTTAGAGTTCCAGTCTGGCTCATGGGTCTATCACATATGTGGAAACAAGGTTTCCTACCAATGTGCAATAGAGTCTCAACATTATGGAAACATAATGGATCCACGTGGTTAGTTCAGTATCTTGCTGAGGTATCCCGTGCTATTGTATGTTGGCTTGGTAATGAGAAGTATGTTAGATCTTCGATCTTCATATCCATTACTGGGAAAGGCTTACCCAAACTAATTCCTCTAATCATCAGAAAGTCTATGATAGCTGGAAAGCTACGAGACTCCGGTGAAGGGAAATTAGTTATACGAGCTGTATTAACAGTTCTATCAATCTACCGAGTTATGGGTGCTAGACCAGTTGTTAAGCTGGGTACTATAACCGATCCTTTTAAAGGAATCAGCTGTACTCTACCTCAATATGAGATAGATCGTGCATTGCACCTATTCGGATTGAAATCTTTAAGATTACAGCAACCTGATCTCTTTACGATATCAGAGTCTGCTGGACCTAATTATGCAAAAGCTACGTATGGTGCTCCATTGGATGCAATAGCCTATATCCGTTATCCACGAGTGTGGTATAACTGGATGAGATATTGTATTTCTAATGGATACTATATGACTGCTATTTGGCATTTCGGATTGATACTACTTGGAATGGCCCTTTTACCTATCATGGTAATCTCGGGGAGTTTCCCAAAATATTTGGGACGTTTAGTTAAACTAAACGAGGCACGAGGAAAAGTTCGTATAATAGCCATTACAGATTGGTGGACACAAGTTGTGTTTCATCCTCTCCATAATGCTATTGCGGATATTCTTAAAAGAATCCCGATGGACGGAACCTTTAACCAGGTGAAACCATTACGACGACTTCTCGATTTAAATCGTGCGTCGCACGTGCTTTACTCATTCGATCTTAGTGCAGCAACTGACAGATTACCTGTTCAATTGCAAGTCCAAATTCTCAACACTTTAGGTGTTAGAGGTGATTTGTGGCGGGCTATCTTAAATAGACCTTGGCACTTAGATGATTCACCGATTAGGTATTCTGTAGGACAACCAATGGGGTGTTATAGCTCCTTTGGGATGTTAGCTCTTACCCACCATCTTATAGTCCAGATAGCGGCTCAGAGAAGTGGTTGTAAATGCATATTTTATAATTATGCAGTGCTAGGTGATGACATTGTTATTGCCGATGATGCGGTGGCGAAAGCCTACCTTGCAATCATGGAAGTTCTTGGAGTAGATGTAAACCTTGTGAAATCTCATCAAGGATCTACTGCAGAGTTCGCCAAAAGATGGATACACAGTACTTTAGGGGATTTTACTCCTCTTGGTGCTGGTAATATCTTGGTTACAGTAAGAAACTACAAATATCTACCGTCATTACTTATGGAAATGAAGGAGAAAGGTTACTTTCTTTCCTTATCTAGCGTAAAAGATATATTAGGGTTAATGCCGTTCCTAAAGCGTAAAGCTTCGGACAGATTAAGACTAATATTTATATTGATGATCCTAGGACCATCAGGCCTAAGTACTTGTAGTACCCATTCATCAGGCGAGAGCCTCGAATTATGGTTACGTTTACTAGTACCATGGTATTTTACAAATCTACGTGAGATCGTGCTTGGATCATTTATGATCCGACACATCGAAGACCGTAGTAGTATATACACCAAATGGC